CAACTGCACCGTTTAGATTTACTGTCCAGTTTGAATAAGTTCCTGTTCCATTCTTTGATGTAACTGTAATTTCTAATGCACCAGTAGTTGAATTGTAATTAAGTACATTTCCAATCATCCAGTTAGATGAGTCATGTGCAACAATTACAGATTGTGCAATTGAGTAATCAACATTTGGGTCAGCAAGTGTTAATGACAAAAGTCCATTGTTTTGAATTGTTAATGAATCACTAGATGTTGTGTGGTAGTGGTCTCCATCAGCACCAGCATTACCTGTATCGCCTTTGTCTCCCTTTAATCCTTGAATACCTTGCTCACCTTGTATGCCCTGAGGTCCTTGTTCACCTTGAACACCTTGTGGGCCTTCAACACCTTGTGGGCCTTGTTCTCCTTGAGGACCAGTAGCACCAGTTGCTCCTTGTGCTCCAGTATCGCCTTTATCACCTTTGGCTCCAGTTGCTCCAGTTGCTCCTGTGGCTCCAGTATTTCCTGTATCACCCTTAGGTCCTGTTGCTCCCTGTGGTCCTTGTGCGCCTGTTGGTCCTTGTGCTCCTGTAGCACCTGTTGCGCCAGTAGCACCTGCTGGACCAGTTGGTCCTTGTGGACCAGTTGCAATTTCTAAACCTGCAGCATAAATCTTAATTTCGCTAGGTGAAAGAATTTCTAATGTCATAGTCTTGTCACATCCTCTTGAACATAAATTGTACCTGTCAAGATAGTTGACACGGTTTCTGTTACTGAATTAATGCCTTGAATGTCAAAATAGTTCATTACATCTAAGTTTGCTGAATCTAATCCAACTGTAAGAACATTTTCATTTTTGACAATATCTAAAGCATCTAAAACTGTTTCATTTGTAGGGAATTGTCTTACTTGACCATTAAAGTCCCAATCAGTTAGATCTAACTTAACATTGTTGGTATCGACTAAGACAAGAGTCATCACTGCATTGTCATTGCGATATACCTGCCAATCCATTGCTGGCGGTTGTGAATTTAGTGTTTCCATGATTCCCTCCAAAAGTTAATCTACCTCTATCTTACAATATATGTATTGTGACTATTACACCTGAACTCGTTGCTGCCATTGGGACTGCCCTTATTGGGGTCCTTACTGCCTTTTATGGGTTTAACAAATGGATAATCACAAAGTTTCTAAGTGAACTTAAGCCCAATGGTGGCGGTTCAATGAGAGATAAGGTTGATGTCAATACTGAGCGTTTAACTAGAGTTGAACAAAGAGTAGATGATATTTATCGTATCCTTGCACAAAAGGAGCATCATGATTAAAAAGGTTTATTGGAATGGTAAGTTAATCCCTATCAAGGACTGGGATTATGAAACAAAGCGTCCTAAAGTTAAATTAGAAAAGAAGGCGGTAGTAACTGAGGTTGAATCACAACCTGAGGTAACTGTTGAAGAAACAGAAGAATAATTAAATAACAAAACCCCCCTTGAGTTATCAGACATCGGTTGGGGGGTTTTGCCTATCCTGGAGGCAGTCCAGAATTCTATGCAGGTTGTGCCCACTTGGGTGGCATTGAGACTTTATTGTCTAATGACCAAGCAGCAAAAGTACCCATGTTTGGATTAAATGGAATATCATATTCACCAATCTTAAATCTTCTTGATGCATCAGCATCTGGTGATACATAAACATTTACCAATTCAAAGTTGTGGTTTTCTCTAAAGTACATAAATACTTCTTGTAAATCTGTTCTGTATGGCAAGTTACCAATAGGATTTGGAACAACGCTAATAATTGCTGTTAAATCCCATGTTCTTGTCAAGTTATCAGGTGATGTTTCTGGCAATATCTGATAATAAGATGATTGAGCATTTCTATTGTAATCGTTCAATGGGTCGTATGTCATTGGATTAGATAAAACAATCTTATTAAAAGTACCGTGTGTCTGAATCAAATTGACATTTGTATATGCAACCAAATCATTACCAGTTGTAGTAGTTGTATCGCTTGCATATATTTCCAAAGGATATGGGAAGTACTTTGACCAGTTTGTGCTTGTATTTGGTCTTGTTTCAGTTGCCTTAAACTCAACAATAATCTTCTTAACAGGGATTGGCTCAATTTTTACATAAATCTGTTTTGTAACTGTGCTTGTTGTAAAGCCATTGTCAATAGTCAGCGTTACATTGTAATATCCTGTAGTTGTGTAGTTATATGAAGGATTTTGTAATGTTGATGTACCGCCTGCTAAATCACCAAACTGCCAGGAATATGTGTCTGCGTCTACGCTTCCAGTATATGTAAAATCAACTTTACTTGTTGTTGTATTAACTACCCAAGTAAAATCTGCATAGCATTGTGCAGATGTCACTACGATAGGATCAGATTTAACAACTGTTACCCAACCATTTGTGTCAAATATCCAAGCAAATACTCCCCAACCATTAGTATTTCCTCCATATGGAGTATTTAAAATTCCACTGTTGTCATAAGTCCATGTTATTGATGAACCAGTTCTAGGAGTGTTATTTTTATAAAGAGTTCCATCATAAGCCTTTTGCCATTCTTCATTACCATTTTGAGGATAAACAGCATTGACTTGCCAATAAATAGTATCTACAGTATTTAAATCAACACCAGCAATTGTTGCAGTAAATGATGTATTTGTGTCACCACTTGTTGCATTTAATGTTATGGATGCATCTTGATATTGATTTTGATAAACAACTTCCTGCCACATTGGAGCAAAGACATATGTTGTTTCCCATTCATCTTCATTAATATAATGCTTGACGCCAACACATGTATAGAATTTATCTAAAGTCAATGTTGGATTTACTTCATGCACAACTCTAAAAACATTATTTGTAGGGCTTAATAAAGCATAGTTTCTTTTAACTTCATCAAATGTAATATCAACAATATCTATTGCTGGATTTGTTGTATAAGTAAATATATCTCTTGCAAATCTTTCTGCTTCTGTATTTGTTGCTAAATCTTGTGGGAAACGGGTATCAATTGATAATTGTGATGTATTCCAAATATTATTTGAATCAGCATCAGTAAATACCCCAATATTGTCATATGTTTCAGTTACTTCTTTTGTTACAGAATCAGTTATTGTATATGTATTATCAACACCAATCTGATTTGTTACACGATTCATATTGTTGGATAATGATATTCTCTTATATCCATATCCTGTTACTTCTGAATTAAAGTTTTGTAAATCTGCAAATTCAACATATGGATCTTCTTGAAGATACCAATAATTGTAATTATATTTAACATAAGGAGTTACATTAACAATGAAATATCCTAATGAATCCTGATATGTTTCATCAATGTAAATCATATCTAAGTTTGTTTGTGCATAAAGCGTAATTAATTCAAGAATTGATTGTCCTACTTGTGGCATAAATTTTGCAGGGCTATAGAAATATTCGTTATAGTTTAATGTACCGCCAGTATCCTGAGACATAATAAAAACAAAATCAAAGATTTGGCTTCCCCAGCCAACTTCTGAAGCATAGGTTTCATACCAATTTATAAATTCTTTAAATGTAAGACCATCTTCGTCATAGCCACCATTATCATAAATATAATCAATAAACTCTTGTGTAATTAATTGTCTATTTAAAATGCCAAGTGCATCTGTACCGTTGATTGTAATTGTTGGATTAGGGTCTTTAGGAACATACTCAACATCAATATCAGTAACATAACCAACAAAGAATGTTTGAAATGTTGAATCATCTGGGTTAAATCTTGTAAATCTAATCTTTGAATTAAATGCAACTATTGAATTAAGATTGGGGTCGATTGCTGGGTTGCGTGAAACAATTCTAAAAGTCCCTGGATCAGATTGTTGATGTGGTCCTTCATAATAATCAAGACCAGTAGATATATCAACATTGATAAGACGGTCAGTAATATCAATAGAATCTTCATTTGTTTCTAGATAAACCTTTAATATATCTTTTGCTCTCATTATTTCTTTACAACCTTCGTTGATAATGACTTAGTGCTAACTTTGCCATACTTGCTAATTGCACTATTGACTTCCTTACCAAGTTTGTAAGGGTCTGTACCAAGACCAGCGTTGATTGTAATATTAATTGGTGAAGCAATTGATGGCAAACCTGCTACCGCCATTTGTGGAGTAGCAATTGATTTAATTGATGTAAGTGGTGTTGTTAAACCTTTAACAATATTTTCACCAATAGCAGAGAATACCTTTGATGGTGATGCAATTCCCAAAGCCTTTTCAGCCCAAGATGGAAGAAGATTACCAAGGAATGAAAGGACCTTGTTCTTAAACCAAGAAACCATACTATTCATACCGTTCCATAAACCAGTAATAATATCTTTACCAATATTAAGCATATTGCCAGGAATTGATTTAAATGCATCAATAATATCGCCAACAAAGTTTGCAACTTTGCTTCCAAATGACTTTAATACTTCCCATGCCTTAGCAGCAAAATCCTTGATTGCTTCCCAAACTTTACCTACAACTTCTGTTACTGTGTCCCAGTTCTTAACAAGAAGAACAATGATTGCAATGATTGCAACAATAGCAAGAATAACAAGGGCAATTGGATTTGCAGCCATTACTGCATTAAACAATCCTTGTGCAGTTGTAGCAAGAGATGTAGCCACCTTCCATGCACTCATAATGCCGTTATATGCGGTTAATCCAGCATTAAGTGCTAATACTACAGCACCAAATCCACCAAGGATTGTTACAAGCGGAATAACCACTTCTTTGTTTTTTACAATCCAAGTAACAGCATCTGATATTAATTTACTAAGAGTTTCAATAACTGGGGCCACAGATTTACCAATGGTCTCATATAATTCACCCATTGCTTTATTCATACGATCAGTTCCAGTTACCTGATCTGCAGCAGCATTACCAAATCTCTTTTGTCCTGCTTCAACAAGAAGAGTCATTGCTTCTTGATTCTTACCAGCCTTAGATAATGCTTCTGCTTGGTCATATGTTGCTTTTGTCAAACCAGGAACAGTCTTTGCTAATTCTTTAGAAGTAACTTCTCCATCAACAAATGCTTTACCTAACTTAGATAATGTTGATTCTGCAGCAATTGCTCCACCAGATGATGCCTCTAGATTTTTAGCAAGTAAAACTAATTCAGCAGATGAGGCTTGTGCATCTTTTGGAAGTTTAACTCCAAGACCTGTAGCAAGTTTAATAATTTCATCATTATCAACTGCAATTTCTTCAGCAATTCTCTCTGCATCTTTTGTTACTTCTTTTAATGCTGTTGAACCTTGTCCAAATGCAGATGCAGCAGCCTTTGCTGTTTTTTCTGCTTCTAAAAATTCATCTGCTGCTTTTTTAGCAAATGTTACGCCTTTTGTTAAAACGAAGGCTGAGGCTAAGCCTACTGCTTGTTGTTGAACTGAAGAAATACCGCCAGCCAAACCTTTTAATTGACCATTTACAGCATTAACACCTGATGTAAGTTTTTGTGTCTCTGCAACGATATCAATCGTGATCTGCTGTGCCATTACTTCCTCCTGTTAAGTTCTTCAACCAAAGCCCCATACTCTTCGTATGTTAAGTTCCAGAATTGCTCAGGTGTATACCCTGTAGCAAGACAGAACTTCGCCATTGCGCCTAGGCTGAAGGAACCTCTTTTGGGACTGTTACATCCATTCCAGAAAGTTCTGTCAATTGTGTAATTGACATTTCTTCTGCTTGTTCTATTGTAAGTGATGGGTTATTTCTCTTTGCCATCATGTATTGCATTGCAAATGCTAGTTTGGCTTTAGATGATGTGTTTGCCCATTCATCCATTGGCAAATCAAGATATTCTTCAATTGATGCCAATTCAGCCCACTTTAGTGTGGACATTAAGTCTGTTGTTTCCATTTACTGCCTCCGTTAGTCTAAGTTATACTTCTTTATATTTGCTTTAATACTGTCTTCGTATTTAGCAATAATGTAATCCATATTGTTGTTTACTGCTGGTCTTAAGTATGGTTGTGCCTCAATATTTTTATTTGGCCATCCATATTCTTGAACACCAGCATATGGAACTGCTGCACTACCTGCAGCAATTTGTGCTTTTTCTGCTGATGGATTACCTACAACAGAAGATGCAAGAGCACCAGTTAGTTTAGGTGCTATAGCAGAAGCCTTTTGTGAAATAGTTGAACTAAGTTCCCTATTGAGTTCATAGTTCTTTTCTAAATCTTTAGCAAGTTTGTTAATGGCGGTTTGTACTTCATTAACTCCCGTAATGCTTACTGAAATTGCTTCTGCCATAGCGACCTATATTAAATTATGATTCTCTGCGTGTTGGCTTGCCATCAAGAATGATGTTCAAGTCATAAACAAAGTATTCGCCTGCTGCTCCACCTAGATCAGGTACAGTCTCTACATAACCTGTTGCTTCGAACAATGGTTGTGATGCAGATGGTGAACCGTTTCCGTGTGGTGCGTAAACGATGTCTACAGTCGCACCTGGGTTAGCCCATAGGTATGAATGTAGTGATGCTGCTGCTGTATCCTGGAATCCAGTTACAGCACAAGTGAAATCTAGATTGTCTTCGTAATCTCCAAAACCAAGTGTGCCTACTGCAGAAGAGAAAACAACATTGCTTACTCCACCTGCGTAGTCTGTTCCGTCAACTGAGAAAACAATTGATTTGCCCTTAATACGTGCCATATCAATTTCCTCCTTCAATGTCAATTGAAATTCTTATATTTGTTGCAAGAAATCTTGCTCCATTTACTTCTTGAATGAATGGTTTATCTACCGTCATTTTGTTTGCGGTTGTGTACTCCCAAAGCGCAGGGATAAGAGTGTCTAATGTATCGTCAAGATTTTCTGTTTCTGTTTCATTAGTTGCAAATGGTACAAGTATTAATACTTTCCAATTAGATGCATAATCTGCATCATATTGATTCTCATATACAGTAATGAAATCAGTATCAGGTTCCATAATCGCACAAAGTGGATTTGGTCTTTCTGGTACATATTTGTAGACCTTGCTAATGCCACCAAGAATGATGGCACTTTCAAGTTCTGATCTTACCGTTGCTAAGTTCATGCAAACCTCACCATATAACGGTTAAGAAGAGGATACACACCAACGAGTGGGTCTCTTGCTGTATTAGCAGGTGCGCCATCATAAGTGGCGTACTGAGCCACACCCATTGGTGCGTTCCTACGATGAAAGAGTTCTGAACCAACTTCAAGGTAGCAACGCTTTAGAACACCTGCAGGAATCTTTGTGCTCTTGATATAAGAAGCAATTAAATCCTTTGCTGTGTCCCAGCATTCTTCTACATAAGAATCATCATTAGTTGATGCTCCTACATATGCTTTTAAGTCTGTCCAGTCCATAATCATCTACTCCTTTAAATTATGCAATTACGCAAAGTGCCTTTGGATCAGATGCTGCAATACCTAGGTATCCGTAAACTGAGAAAGAATTTGTAAGTGCTGTGATGTCTTCGTCATTCAAGCGGAATGGTGCACCTGCAGACTCGTATGTTGTGAGTGCTGCTGAGTTACCTGCGTAGAATGAAAGATTTGCAAGTGATGGGTCAACTACAACTGGAAGACCAAGGATGTTTCCTGTAAGTCCTACTGGGTTGATTGAACCGTATGTGTTTGATGTTGCACCAGCGTTTGAAAGGATTGGACGGTCCATTGTGTCAACTGTCTTAGCGATCAAACGGAATACGTCTGATGAGACAAGGATGAACTCTAGTGGAAGTCCTGTATCTCCATTAACCTTTGTTGCTGCTTCTGCAAGAGAATCAATGATTTCTGCAGCAGTCCATGCACCAAGTGCTGATGTGTTGAAGTTTGCAGCATCTGAGATTAACTTAGCACGAACAGCAGCGTTTGTTGCTGATGCGTACTTAGCAACCATTGCACGGAATGCTGTATCAACATAGTTAACAGATGAACGCTCTACAACCTGACGAGACATGTCTGTGTATCCACCGTATGTCTTGATAGGTGCTGTTGCTGATGTAAGTGTTAACTTGCCGTATGAAAGAGTGTCTGCTTCTGCAGCCTGCTCTCCAACTGCTAATGTGTTTGAGTCAATTACTGGGTATTCAACATTGTTACCATCTGCTGGTAGTGCACCTGTTGAGAATACTGAGAATGTTGGACGACCTGCGTTAAGGATACGAACTGTATCTGAAACCCAAGCATTCTTCATGATTGAATCTGCTGTTGTTGCGCCTGTGAAGTCACGGTGAAGAGCAATTGCATCTTCCTTACCTGCTGCTACAGACTTAACATATTCTCCGAATGAACGGAATTGTGGAGTTGAAGGTGCTTCTACCTTAGATGTTGCAAGAACATCAAGACGGCGTTCCAACTCTTCTGCGTGATTACGAACTTCTTCAATTGCTGAAGTGTAATCAGGTGTTGTGTTTTCCATGGATTTATCCTCCTGATTGTTTTCTTCTCTGACTGAAAGTACTTCAGCCTTGTCATATGCAGGAAATGCGACTAAAGATACTTCTTTTAAGTCAACTTTCTTGCGAATGATTGTGTTGTCTTTCTTTTCATCAATAACTGGAATGAAACCTACTGAGAAAGAACGGATTGCTCCATCCTTAACTAGATTTAATGTTTCATTTCCTAATGATGTTTCTGAAATCTTGGCTCTAATGATTAGGCCCTCTTCAGAATCTTCCATTTTTGTAACAAGACCAATGATTTCTTTATGGTCTCTAAACAATTTGACATCTGCGTTTAAATCTACAGCACCAGGAGCGAATCTCTCCTTCATGCCACCGCCAATGTCAATTGTGTCATTATATGGAACAGCGATGCCTTCAACTGTGCGTTGTTCAGCATCTGTTGCTCTGATCTCAAATGATCTAGTAATTATATTTTCCATAGTCATTACTCCATTTTAGTTGATTTGTTGATCAGCCCCATCAGTAGGCATTGGAGGCATGTCTTCCATATCTCTAATTTCTTCTACTGTAAGGAACTTATTGCTCAAACCAATAGCATACGACTCATATCTTGTTTTGACATTTGGACGGAGGAACTCAGTTAAATTGAATTCAGCGTGTTGTCCTCTTGGTAGCAAGTCTGTAATCGCTTGTTCAATACGAACAATGTATTGTTGTAATCCATCTTCGTATAGTTTTGCTCTGTCTTCGTTACCGTTGACATAGGTCATGCCTTGTCCTTCAATCGACATACCTAAGTACATCGCAGGAACACCAAACATCATAGCAATCTGACGACTGATATATTTTTGGTTTTCCAAGAACTGTGCTTCTTCAGGATTGAGTGCAATTGAATCATACTTCAAACCAGATGAAAGTACGGCAATACTTCTTTCTTGCTGAGATTCTACGAAAGCATCTTTATTTTGCTTTGCTACTTCTGCAGAAAGAAATTCTGTTGTTGTTAATGTACCTGTTGGTACCGCTGCAGTTCTGAACCAGTTGTCTGCATAATTGTGTAAGTCTAATGCTGAACGAAGCACTGACTTGTGTCTTTGAATTGGTCCTTCACCAAGAAGAGCATCTGCCTTTGGACTCTTCCATAGTTTCAAATGTACAATGTCTTTTGTTGTATATTTCTTTGTACCAATTTGATAAGAAATCACACCATTCTGATCAGCCTGAACTGAAATGTTTGATGGATGAATATTTTTAATGTTTACAATTCCACGAACATTGCGTTGAACTAACCAGAAAGCATTTCCAGTTGTTGACATGTGGAATAAAGTTGTTCCTAACCATTCTGCTTGAGAAACATTATTCTCAACATCTGGCATATCAAGCCACGCAGGTGCTGTGATGATTTCATTTCCTCTGTGTACCTGCACAGGAATCTGCATCATTGCTGTTTCTAGAACTGAAATTGCTCTGCTAACTGCAACAAGTTGAAGAGCAGAAGTTTCAGTAACTACTACCGCATCTCTTGATGGTGCAGACATTGCACGATTTTGTGTGTCAGGAACAAATGCTTCAGGTTCTGCAACTTCATAACCAAGTGCACCAACCATTCTATCTATAAAACCCATTTTGTTCTCCTCCTAAAAGACCATCTGTTGTGGTTTTTGTTGAGTTTCCACAAACCAGATAGCCAATACTGTTGCTATTGCTGCATCAATTTCAGTTCCGCTATCTTTACGGGCAATCCTCCAGGATTCTCCGCTATTTTTGCGTACTGCTCGTTGCATTTGCATAGAAACTATCTCATCTTTTGGATGAATTAGTTCCTTCTTCATAATTCTACTGTATGCGTTATTTGATGCATGTATTAAATCTTT